CGATCCTAAAAGCAAGGAATTTAAGGACATTGATATTTACGATTTTGCGCATTACCTTTTAATGGCTAATAGAGAGCCAAACGAAAACAACCCTACCTTAAAGCGCCTGATAGAAGCCGTTAAGGACATGCAAAAAGAAAGCGAGAAAGGGATAAAAGCTGAAGCCGTTCAAAAACTTCATTTTGATGAAATTAAAAAACTCATTGATGAAAGCCCAAATAATGGAAAAGACATTATAGTGATAGGAGACGATAATTTAACGCCCGAGATCGTTGAATACATTCACAAAAAACATGCTAAGGTAGGTATAGAGAGGCTAGATGAAGACGAGATAACGGCTTTTAATTTCACATATCCTAAAAATGCAAAAGCTATTATTGATTATCAAGGAATACAACATGCATTGAATAAGCATGGGATTAATTCACCTAGCGTTAAATTCAGCAAACAACCACCAATAACATACAAAGATATAGCTAATTATAGAGATATTATCAAAAATGCAGATGAAACCATTAAGCGCGATAATAGAATAATAAGCTATAAGCAAGTTAATGGTCATTTTGTGGTAGTGGAACAAATCAATAGAAACAAAAGCGAATTTATATTTAAAACCATGTTTAAAGAGAAAGGAGATTATAAAAATGCACCAGATTATAAGAAAAATATTAAAGAAAATGATTAAAAAGCCTCACCTTGACCATACACAAGCCCTTTCGTCTTATGTGTCAGGGTCTTTTGGCACACTTAAAAAGTGTTTTTATGGGTTAGAAATATTCTCTAACCCATTGATTGATTTTACAACAAAAAGATCTAACAAGTCAAGGAAAGTTAAATGGTTTTAGAAAGCATCAAAGCGTTTTCGGTGTTTAAAGCACGGTTTATATTGTGCGCATTTTTTCTAAAGTGAAAGGCTTGAAATGATGCGGATCGTAGTTTTTGATGCTAGCGGGATTTTAGAAGCGTTTGATTATAGAGGCGTTTTATTCCACGCGCAAGAAATACAAGCTAAAGAAAAAGTAAAACTACCTTTCACGCAAAAAAACTTTTTCAAGTTTAACGGCGTTGTTTTTGGAGTGTGCGAGGGCGTGGGCGATTTAGATTATAAAGATTATCCTAAAAATCTCAATTTTAACACTCTTTTAATTGAAACCATAGAAAACTACCTATTGAATCTTAAAGAGCCACAAAACACGCAACAAAAGGTTTTATTAACGGATTTTCTAGAAGTCTATGACAAGAACATAGAAAAAGGTTTTATCTATCTAGCGCCTAAGTTTTTTTTAGAAAAAGAAAAAAAATTATTAGAAAGGATTTTGAAATGATAGAAGTTAGCGAAGTGGTAGCGAAAGTGCGAGAACGCTTGAACGATAACGAAGTAGGAAATTATGAAATCTTAGACAGCGTGCTAGTGGAAAATATCAATCAAGCGCTTTTAAAAATTTGTTTAGAATTTAAGCTAAACAAAACGATCACAAGAGGCTTATTAACTGAAGAAGAACGCTTTTTAACGATTAATAACCTTTTAGGAATAGAAAGCGTTAAATTAGATAAAAAAGAAATAGAAAGCCGTAACACGATAGAAAAAGATGCGGGAGAATGTGAATTATTGATTTTAAGCGATAAGTTGAGTATAACGCCGTTTAGAAGCGGAGAGCTTGAAGTGGTGTATTACACTTACGAAGAGGTTAGTAATATTTTAGACATTATCAAACTGCCTAAAATATGCCTTGATGTTTTAGTGTATAGCGTTTTATGCAACCTTTTAGAAATCCCTAACAATGAAAGCAATTTTAGCGTTTTAGCGAACTATAAGCAATTATTGAAATTAGCGAAAGATAACCTAACGAACTATTTAAACCTGATGTATTCAAAGAATATTCATTTTAGCAAGGTGGTGAGGGTTTAAAAATGCCTCTTGATAACTATACCTATCCCATATCAAGAGGCGCTTAAAAGTTACAAATGCTCTAACAACATTATAACTAAACCAGAAAAGAAATAGCTATTAGAAACGACAGAAATTCTAATAGCGAGAGAATATTAGCAAAAAGAAAAAATGAAAAATAGGGTTATAAAAAACTTTCATAATATAACCCTTAAAATCATTTTTACTTTTAGTTAAAGTTTTAAAATCAACAAGAAAGGATAAGCATGGGTATCAAAGAAAAAGAAATTGAGCTAGAAACTTTAAAGCGTGAAATCGCACAAGCGGAGGCGAGTTTAGAGCAAGATTTTATTAAGCACATGGTGGATAAGACTAACGAGAAAGTGGAAGATTTGTTTTTTAGCAACAAGCCCGAGTTTTATAGTTTTGTTTTCACAGAGCAAAACAACTATTTGAGAGAGAAGCTAACGGACAAAGTGAACAAAGCGATGGATTTGAGAGATGAAATCCAAAGAGATAAGGACGCTGAAGAAATAGAAAAAGACAAGCAGGCGTTTTTGAAAAAACACCCTGATATTGACATCAATGAGCTTTCAGAGTTCTATAACGAAGAAATCCCTAACCGCATTAAAACGCAGATTGACAAATTAGAAGGCGTGGCGTTTTTTGAAGCGATTTTAGACTACTTTAACGCTCTATACGCTAAAGAAGAGCCTAAAAGCGAAGAAGAAAGCAAATTACCTAAAGAAGCTTTAGGCAACGGCGTTAGCGGTGTAGGATACGCTAACAATGAAAACATCATGACAAGGTATTAAGGAGTAAAAGAATGTTAGAAAAACTTAACAATATCAATTTTAACAACATTTCCAATAACACTAATTTAGGTATAGAAGTCGGTAGAGAGATCCAAAATGCAAGCTGGGTAAAAAGCCCGTTTTTTAGCATCACAGGCACAGGTGCGGATCGTGGCGTTCGTCTTTTTAGCGTGGCAAGTCAGCAACCTTTTCGCCCAAGGATAAAAGCGCAATTAAGCGGTAGCGGTGTTAGCGGTAATACGGATTTTGAAGCGAATTACGATAATTTGGAGATTTTGAGCCAGACGATCTACCCGGATGCATTTGGTAATTCCTTAAGATCTAAAATCAAAGCTTACAGCGAATTAGAGCGCATTGATTTCATTAAAGAAAGCGTGGATAGCTTGACTACATGGATGAATGAAGAAAGAGATAAAAGGATCGTTGCAAGCTTGACTAACGATTTCACGAATTACCTCTATAATAATACGATGAATGTAGCGACCATTAGAAAAGCGATTTTTCACGCTAGAAACGGCTTAAAAGGCGATAATAGCAAGGCGTTCCCGATTAAACCGATTAGGGCAACGATGCAAAGCGTGGGTAATGTGGTGGTGCAAAACACAAGCTACATTATCCTATTAGACAGCTACCAAGCTAACCAACTCAAAGCCGACAGCGAATTTAAAGAATTACGAAAGCTTTACGCCTTCGCAGGTGAAGATAAAGGCATGCTCTATAGCGGTCTTTTGGGCGTGATTGACAATTGTCCGGTGATTGATGCGGGCGTGTGGAATAAGCTGAATGTGGGCATGCCAAATTCAAGCGTGAGCGATAGCAATTTCACTCGTTATATCAATAAAGCGAATGTTAATCAGATCGTAACGCCGAGCCAACTCAAAGAAAAACTCAAAGAAAAAGAAAAACTCAAAGAAAAAGAGATCTCGATCGGTTGCTTGATCGGCGCTAGCGCGGTGTTATTAGCAGGCTCTAAAGAAACGAGGTTTTATATTGATGAAACCGTGGATGCAGGAAGAAAATCACTCGTTGGCGTGGATTGTCTTTTAGGCGTATCAAAAGCTAGGTATCAAAGCACGGACGGAGTGGTAACGCCTTATGATAACCAAGATTACGCCGTGATCGGTTTAGTCTCTAACATGGAATAAGAAAGGAAAAAGAAAATGAAACAAAAAGTCCATAGCGTGAGCTATCTAGCTAAAGCGGAATTTGGATTAAAAAACGGCGTTTATGATTTAGTGGCTTTACCTTGCGGCGCTGAAGTCATTAAAGTAACTTTAGAAGTGGTGGGTAACCCTACAGCTGGAACAATTAGCGTGGGTTTTAAAGATGAAACTAACAAAAATTATTTTTTGACTTTAGAAAACATTCAAGATAAAAAGAACGCTACGAGCGCTAACGACTACACGGCTACAAGTAATAAAGTTGTAGTAGCGGAAGTCAAAAGCGCTAATGGGAACGACACTAAGGGAGTATTAAGAGTGTTATACTTTTTGCCAAGCGTGATTGAAGTAGAATATTAAGTTTTTTAGCATTTAGAAAGGATTAAAACCATGTTTTTTAAGAACCCTTTAAGAACCCTTTAAACGATCCTAACTATTTCAAGCCTAGAGACGCAACCAACACGCAAGAACGAACGAGCATGCCGAAAAACTTCGGCTTGTTGAATTATTCTCAAACGAGTTATAACGATTTTGTGAATGATTACAAGCCCACGCCTAAAACTTCTAAATTTTCTAACTTCATGGAGAATGTGGGAGGTTACGGCGGTTTAGGGATGCTAGGGGGTGCTATCGGCGGTTTAGGGAGTTTGATCGTGGGAGCGATTAACTATAGCGAGCAAAACAAAAGCGCTAAAGAAAGCCAAAAAATGGCTAAGGAGCAGTTTGAACTGGAAAAACAACGCTACAACGCCAGAGAACAGGAACGCTTACAAAACAGGGAAGCGATTGACAACATCGCTAAAAATAACGCTGATATAATGACAAGGTTTTAAGTGAAACCACCCCTTGCTAAAGCAAGGAGCTTCCTAACTAAAGCATTCTATTGAACGCTAACACGAAAGGCTTTGTTCTTTAAAGTCTGCATGGATATTTCCTACCCCAAAAAGACTTAACCCTTTGCTTAAAATATTGTTCGCAGCGTTGATGTCTCTGTGTTCTCTATACCCGCATTCTAAACACCAATATTGCCTATGATTTAATTTAAGCTTGGGGTTGATATTCCCACAACAATGGCAAGTTTTACTCGTATATTGTGGGGGAACTTTCACTAACAATTTGCCATTATGCTGTTGTTTGTAGTCTAAAAAAGAGATGATTTGATAGAATGAAGCGTTTAAAATAGATTGATTAAGCCCACTCTTTTGTTTAACATTTTTGAGTTTAGCTCTTTTAGTCATGTTTTTTACTTTCAAATCTTCAACTACTATCAATTCAAATTGCTTTAAAAGTTCGCTTGTGATTTTATGGTATCTGTCTGTTTTTTGATGACTAGACTTGTCAAAGGCTTGGTTTAATTTCTTTTGGGTTTTGTAAAAATTACCTCCTAATTTGGTTTTGTTTTGTTTAGACTTTAACACCCTACGGCTTTGTTTTCTTTGTAATCTTTTATATTCTTTAGAATATTTTTTAAAAGAATGCAATTTGGAATAAGTAGGGATAAGTCGTTTAGTATTCACCTCTTCATCTATTTCTATCCCTAGTAATTCTTTCATGTCTGTTTGGTATTGCTTAAAATCCGTTAGTTTGTCATGATGATTTATCTCACAAGAACAAGCTATATCGCAAACATTCAAATCTAACCCCACACCATTTTTAGGGTTTTTGATGGGAGTAATGTCTTGTTCGTATTCCACGCTAAAGCTAACAAAATATTTTCTATGGCTGCAAGAGATACTAATTTGTTTCACTTTAAAATTAGGGGGGAAGTCTCTATGCATGCGCATGAGTAAAGGCATTTTCATCAGAGTGAATGTCTTGAAGCACTCATCATCGCTCTCTTTGATAGAGAAGCCTTGATTGTTCCACAAAAAAGATTGTTTGGCGAATTTAGAGTTTTTGAATTTAGGAAAGCCCCTGTTTTTAACTTTAAAAGCATCTTTTAAAGCCCTTTCAACATTCATGCGTGCTTGTTGGGCTATCACACTACTAAAGCTTAACCCCCTAGCGTTCAAGTGGTGTTTAATCGCTTGGTCTAACTCGCTTGATTTTTTCCACTTTCTTTCTTTGGGGGGTAAATCTTTGTTTGTTTCATATTGCTCTTGCAGTAAATTCAAGCCAATGTTATAGGCTTGGTTATAGACAAAAAAAGAGTGTTGCAATTTATCTTGTTGTTCTTTAGTAGGATACAAGCGGAATTTAAAACCCTTATTGACTTTCATAGAAGTATTTTAACCTCTTTTTGTTAAAATTGGTCTATGAAAAAAATTGATGATATGAGACACGGAAGACATTGTGTTTTTTTAATGCATGTGCATTTGGTGTTTGTTACTAAATACCGGCGTAAAGCGTTCAACAAGGAAGTGATAGATTTTTTAGGATCGGTGTTTGCTAAAGTGTGTAAGGACTTTGAGAGCGAATTGGTAGAATTTGATGGGGAGAGCGATCATGTGCATTTGCTTATCAATTATGCACCAAAAGTGAGCGTGAGTAAGCTAGTCAATTCTTTAAAAGGCGTTAGCAGTCGTTTGACTAGACAACACCATTTTAAAAGCGTTGAAGCTAGTTTGTGGGGGAAGCATTTATGGTCGCCTAGTTATTTCGCTGGGAGTTGTGGGGGTGCGCCTTTAGAGATGATTAAGCAATATATCCAACAACAAGAAACACCGCATTAAGGCTAAGTTTAATTTTTAATAGAGTGGCTAAAAATCAAATGGATTAGGTAGAATGACATTCAAATAGCCTAACGGCTATGCACTTACATCTCCGCCCTAAAGGACGGAGTTTTTCGTGCTAGTGGGATAAATCTAACCCTTAAAATTAAGCCTTGATTTAGCTAATCTTTAGTCAAAAGAACAAGGCAACTTTAAAAATGGACTTTACCACACTACAGAACGATTTTTCTAACGACTATCAAAAGGCTTTAAGCGCTAATTTGGAATTTTTAGAAGCCAAGAAATACTACAACGGCAACCAACTCCCGCAAGACGTTTTAAACATTATCTTAGAGCGCGGCCAAACGCCGATCGTAGAAAACATGTTTAAAGTGATTGTGAATAAGATTTTAGGTTACAAAATAGAGAGCATTAGCGAGATACGACTAAGCCCTAAACAAGAAGAAGACAGAGCCTTAAGCGATTTATTAAATAGTCTTTTAAAGGTTTTTAGCCAACAAGAAAATTACGATAAAGCTATAATTGAAAGAGATAAGAACCTTTTAATCGGCGGTTTAGGAGTTATCCAATTATGGGTAACGCAAGACAAAGAAAATAATGTAGAAATTGATATTAAAGCCCTAAAACCTGAAAGTTTTGTAATAGATCATTTCTCTACTGATAAGAACGCATTAGACGCGAGGCGTTTTCATAAGATGCTAGAAATCACAGAGCAAGAAGCTTTATTATTGTTTGATGATAGCGTGATAATCAATTATACTAATGTTAATCACGAAAGAATAGCGAGCGTGATTGAGAGCTGGTATAAAGAATATAATGAAGAAACCAAAAGCTACGAGTGGAATAGGTATTTATGGAATAGAAACGCCGGTATTTATAAAAGCGAGAAAAAACCCTTTAAGAACGGCGCATGCCCTTTTATCGTATCCAAGCTATACACGGACGAATTGAACCATTACTACGGCTTGTTTAGAGATATTAAGCCCATGCAAGATTTCATAAACTACGCTGAAAACCGCATGGGCAATATGATGGGAAGTTTTAAAGCGATGTTTGAAGAGGACGCCGTGGTGGATGTAGCGGAATTTGTAGAAACCATGAGCTTAGACAACGCGATCGCCAAAGTGCGGCCGAACGCTCTAAAAGACCATAAGATCCAATTTATGAACAATCAAGCGGATTTAAGCGCTTTAAGCGCTAAAGCCGAGCAAAAACGCCAATTATTAAGATTGTTAGCAGGATTGAACGATGAAAGCTTAGGAATGGCTGTTAATAGACAGAGTGGGGTAGCGATCGCTCAAAGGAAAGAAAGCGGTTTAATGGGCTTACAAACCTTTTTAAAAGCCACGGATGACATGGATCGCTTAGTGTTTAAATTAGCGGTTAGCTTTATTTGTGAGTATTTCACTAAAGAACAGGTTTTTAAAATCGTTGATCGGAAGCTAGGGGATCGGTACTTTAAAATTAATTCTGGCGATGATGACAAGATAAGACCGCTTAAATTCGATTTGATTTTGAAATCGCAATTAAAGACGGAGAGTCGGGATGAAAAATGGCAAAACTGGAACGAACTTTTAAAGATTTTAGCGCCTATAAGACCGGATCTAGTGCCAAGTTTAGTACCACTGATGCTAAACGACATGGACAGCCCGATCACTAACGACGTTTTAGAAGCGATACAAAACGCTAACGCTGAACGACAACAAAACGCGCAGGCGAACGCACCCTATAACCAACAAATCCAAGCCTTACAAATCCAAAAATTACAAGCTGAGATCATGGAATTACAAGCCAAAGCGAGCAAATACGAGCAACAAGGAGCGCTAAGTCAAACCACGAACGAAAGCGAAAAAATTAACCAAGCGGTAGCGATTAGCGAGATGCAACAAGAAAACGCTAAAGAAGACAAAAACGCCGAAGCGAATGCTAACAAGCCAAAAAAGAAACTCAAAACGAGCGATAAAACGACATGGCGTAAATACCCGAGCGCGCAGAATTTAGATTATTGAAAGAGCTAAAAAATGCTGAATAGGATTTTAGAAATGCTAGGAATAAGCGTTTTAGTTTTAGCGTTAGGAATTAGCTTTATTTTTACGGTTTGTTTTTCTTTTGGAGCGTTATTGAATGGATAAGCAAAGAGCTTTAAAAGAGCTAGCGCTGAGAGAATTAGCAAGGCGTGATTTTTACCACTTCTTACGCTTGAAGTGGGAAAGGTATGAAAATAAGCCGTTTTTAGACAACTGGCACATTCAATATTTGTGTAAGGTTTTAGAATGCACTCAAAGCAACACATGCCAAAGCGATGAATTAATAAGGCGCTTGATTTTGAACATGCCTCCAAGCTATGGTAAAACCGAGATTATAGCAAGGTGTTTTATAGCGTGGAGTTTAGGAAAAGATAGGACTAGAAAAATCTTTTATATATCTTATAGCGATGAATTATGCAGAAAAATCGCGAATCAAGTGAGGGATTTGATGGGCAGTTTTTTTTATCAAACTGTCTTTTTTGATGAGCCTTTAGAGTTTTTGCAAAACAACTCAAGGGAGTTTATTTTACGAGAGGGTGGGGGCTTGTTTGTAACCACGCTAAAAAGCGCGCTTACCGGATTTCATGCTAATCAGATACTCATTGATGATCCGATCAAAGTGAGCGATATGAGTTCTAAAAAAGAAGTGAATACCGTTAATACGAATTTCAAAGAGAGCGTTATTTCACGCTTGCAGGACACTAATTCTAACATAACGATTTTAATGCAACGCTTAGGGAGTAATGATCTATGCGGGTTTTTACAGAGCGAGCGGGAGTTTGATATTGAAACGATCCAAAAATGGAAAATCATACAACTTAAAGCCTTGAACGAAAACCAAGAAATCTACAAAATTAAGGATTTTGAACACACAAGAGAGAAAAACACGCCGTTATTTGAAAATAGGCACAATAAGGAGCAATTAGAAGCCTTAAGGTTGCAAATGGGTAATGATGAATTTTCTGCGCAATACCAACAAGATCCCGTCGTTAGCAGTGGCGGGTATTTTGATCCGCAGTATTTTAGTAGGGTTTTCACGCACGAATTAGGCGAGATGAATACTTATATTTTTGTAGATAACGCTTTAAGCTTGAGCCGCAACGCTGATAATAGAGCGATAGTCGTTGTGGGCGTTGAAAATTATAAAGAAAGCGTTAGATATATCGTTTTAGATTGTTTTTTTGGGATATGGAGCGAAGAAGAAACCATTAAACACATTCTAACGGCTAAAGAGAAGTATAAGGACGCAAAGACCTTTATAGAAAGCGACGGCGGAGGTTTAATTTTGTATCGTTTGCTTTTAGTCGCTTTAGCCAGACACAACGAACAAAACAAGCAAAACCATAAGGAATTATTAAACGATGAGATTATTTGCTACACGCCAAGCCGAAAAATATCCAAAGTGGATAAAATCAAAGCGATAAGGCCTTTTTACAATACGGGGTTTTTAGTGTTTAGCTATTCTAGCAACAACACCGAACAGATAGAAAAAGAACTTTTTAGCTTTAATCCCGATAAGCCTTTTAAAAAAGACGATTGTATAGACGCGCTAGCGAGCGCGTTAACGCATGAGAGCGTGAAAGCACCATTAAAGAAAGAAGTTAAAGAAAGTTACAATGCCCGATTTAAAGCTAAACCGACATGGAGAATATAACCCTTAAAAATTATTTTTGATTTTGCTTAAATTAGAGAAAAAGGCACTAAATGAATAATAGAAATTTTGTTAAACATTTTAAAAATATTAAAAACATTATCAACATTAAAAAAAGGCGTTTAGAGTGTAAAAAGGCTAATGAAAGAAGCTTGAAACTTTTAAAAAATAAAGGTTATAGAGACTTCATCGCTAAAATCAAAAGCAAACAGCGAAGCGATGATGAAATTTTAGAAAGTTTAGAGTTAAGTTATCTTAACGCAGGATTTTAAGGATTAGTGCATGTGGAATAGAATATATTTGAAATTTGATATTAAAGTGGTGTTTTTGTTGTGCTTGTTGGAAATTTTTGAACTTGTTTTAATTGTTAACGACATGAACAAAACCGAAAAACTGGAAAACGATTTAAAGGATAATTTGCAGGTCATGGGAACGCTTATAAATTTGTTGGACGAGCATACACAAAAAATTAAAGATCAAATGAATGAAACAACATGGTATCGTTTTAGAGTTTGAATTTTCAAAACTCATCCCGTATTTGTTGGTAATAATGATCGGTTTATTTGTAGGAATTTTGTATGTATTAAGAAGTATTAGGAGTGAAGATTTTAAAAACAAAACCGAAAGATTGTTTTACATTATTCAAGGGGTGGGAAGTAGCATTCTAGTAACATGGATTAGTTACGAAATAACGGAATATTTTTTTAACTTGCCAACAAGCCTATGCGTAGCCATTAGCGGAGGCGTTGGGTATTTAGGAGCGGAGAGCATGAGTGGTTTAGTGTTAGATAGTTTGAAAAAAAGGTTGTAAAATGGATTTGGAAAGTTTAGAAAACGCTTTAAATAACGGGGATTTCAAAGAACAGGTTTATAGAAGTTTAGAGGGAATTTATCAAATTTCTAAAGTTTTAAACGAATTAAAACTTTTGGAAAACTTTAATGATCACAATTTAGAAATCGTAGCAAAGATACAAGCGATTAAAAACGAGCTAGCAGGCTATGAAGCTAAAAAGCAAGAATTAGAAGCGCTATTAAACACGCAATTACAAAGCGCTTTAACGAGCGAAAAAGAAAAGCTAGCGCAAGCAGGAAGCGAATTAAAAAATAATCTTATAGCTGAACTCACAGGAGCTAAAAATACACTAGCGCAAGCAGGAAGCGAATTAAAAAATAATCTTATAGCTGAACTCACAGGAGCTAAAAATACACTAGCGCAAGCCTTAAAGCCACAAATACAAGGCGTAACGAAATTTTTAGGTATTTATATTTATGGGGCTCAAAGTCTTTTCAAAAACGAAAGCGATGAATTTAGGAGATTGTTTGAATTTAGTAATATCCATTTAGAAGCGAATAAAAGCTATATTACGCAATTTAGCATGCCTTACGAATTAACCACGGACGGGATTTATAGCGATACAATGGGCGAAATGGTGTTGTGTTTGGAAGCTAATAATAAGGTTTATCCGATCATTAATAGCTTTTATCAAAACAAAACTATTTCTTTGGTTAATAATTATAAAATCATAGACACTTATAGGGTTAGTTGTGTTTTGAAAACGCCAAGCGAAGAAGCCAACTATAAAATGGCAGTATTTGCGAGGAAGCATAAAGAGTTATGGGTGAACGTTAATTTTACACCTAACACTCAAGGGTTTGAAACGAGCTTTTTAAACAACGCGAATTTTTTAGGTTTAACCACGCAAAGCCTACCGACCGATTATAATAATGACTGGGTGTTTCATAAGCATTCTAAAGTGTTATTTTATGAAATTTTAGAATGAAGCTTTTATTTTTAGCGTGTGTTTTTAGCGTTAGCTTTAGCGCATGCGCTAAAAAGGTGATTTATAAAGAGGTTAAAGTGCCGATTAAATGTAATATTGAAATACCGACAAGACCGAGCGCGCATTTAGAAGCGTTAGAATACTTGCGAGCGTTATTGATTTATACCGAAACGCTAGAAAACGATCTGAAGTTTTGCACAAAATCTTAACCCTTAAAATCACGCTCTGATTTGGCTTAAATACCAAGAAAAAAAGGAAGTTAATGTATTTAGTCCTACTGGAAAGAAAACACGATTTAAAGGCGCTCACAAGGAAAGACAAGAAAGAAAGAGGCATGTTAGGTATTTTTAAAGTGTTTGAAAGCACGCACGATCAAGGCATGAGCGATAAAGAGATAACCAAACACTATGGAAAACAAGACGCCTTATTTAGCTGCTTTTCCTTAGAAAACAGCGGAGAGCCAACGGACACGCCAAATTTAGATAAGCCAATTGTTGCGAGAGATTACCAACTAGAGTGGAGCGATACGAGTTGCACGGTGCCTAAAGAATACCAAAATAAAAAATGCGCTAACCAACGCCATGAAGTGTTGCAACTCATTGATCCTAATAATAAGGATTTCAAAAACCGAAAGATTTTGATCCATGTAGGAAACAGCGCGCATGATACTTTAGGGTGTGTTTTGTTAGGGATGCAGCACGATGAAGAAATGATTTATAAAAGCCATGAAGCGGTGAAAAAGTTTTTTGATTTAGTCAAAGACAAAGGCGTTAATAACTTTTTGCTTAAAGTTGTTGATAAGGATTAAAGAATGGATACAACGAGGTTTATTAGGAATTTCTTTTTATTTAAAGAAGCCTTACAAAAGCAAAATTTCAATAACAAAGATTTGAACACCACGAGCATGCAAGCGGCTTTACAGTGCGAGCAATTAGCTTTAAATGAAGAAGCGCAAGGCTTACAAAGCGAGCAGGTTATGGCTAAGATGCAAATAGACTTTTTAGGAATGCAAGCGAATTTACAAAACGCCAAAGCCGAAACCTTAAACAAGCTTATCCAATGCCAAGCGATGCTAAAAAGCCTAAAAGATAACGCTATGATCAACCGAGCGAACGCGCTTGTAAGTTTGCTACAAGTTCAAGCAAATGCGGCTAATGGGATCACATTCCACAATTTTGAAACAGCGTTTAAGATCATCGCCCAGATCGGCAGTGAATACGATGAAATTTCATTAAGTACCGGGAAAGTAGTAAACATGAAAGAAAAAGAACAAACGAACGAATTGAAAATAATTTTAAATAATTTGAGTAAGGAATTAGAAAAACTGAACGAACAGAGCGAAGTTAATTCTATACAGGTTTTTAGCGATAAATTAGAAGTGTTGAAAGACGCGCCCACAAGATTATGGGGGTTTAGCACTTTATCTAACGCTGAAGAAGGCTTTTATAACGAGCAAAACGAACAAATAGCGAGCGGTAGCGTGTGTTTGTTTAGAAGCGATAGAGTAGGAAGACACACAATCACCTTTAAAGCGAGTAATACTAAAATCAATTTAGCTAAAAAAATCACAATAAGCGTGATAGCGAACAAGTTGAAAGAAAGGACGAACCAATAACATGGCTTATTTTGAAAGCATCACAGCGGGCAGAGGCGGATTAGATAGCTTTAATCAGGCGTTGAATAACCAACGATACGCTAATTTAGTGTTAAATGAAAGCATGGGCAATTTTGCGAACACGATCGCTAATGCAGGAAGCCTTTTTGATAACGCTAAAATCAGAGAAGAAGCGTTGAAGTATCAAAAAATGCGCGATTTAGCGAACGACAAGCAAAGAGCCGAAGCGTTTGACTTGCAAAAAAGACAAGCCAAATTAAGCATGGATTTTGCTAAAAGAAACCAGGCTTTAAATGAAGAAACGCACAGGCAAAACAAAAGATTAAACGATCAAAGACTGAAAGCCATGGAGCTTGAAAACAAGCTAAACAAAAATCAACAAGACTGGCTAATGAAAACAATACCAAGCCCTAAAGCGAGCGTTAGAGTGGGTAATGACGCCAACAACACTATTAAAACGCCAACAACCACACCAAACGCTTTAAACACACCAATAACGCCAATAATACCAAAGAAAACCATCACTAAAGAAGAATTTCAAGCGATTTACGCTAATCCTATGTTTAGATTTTAGTTTTGACGCCTTATTATTTGATTTTTAAGGTTTTTAGGTGGATTATTCCTTATATTATCATCGTTATTTTGTTAGTTTTGAATAGTAATTTAAAAGTTAAATTAGCGTTAGCAGAAGAAAGACTAACGGCTAACGAAACGCATTTGATCAAGCAAAATGAAGCGATTGAAATACTAGAATTAGAAAGCCAACAATACAAGACTAACAAGCTTTTAGAAGTAAAGAAAATTAAAGACAAATACCACAAAATCATCGTTAAAGACAGCACATGCGAGGCGAAATTAGAAAGCTATGAAGCCTTAATAAACGCTTTTAAAAAACCTAACCCTTAAAATTATTTACTTTTTTTTATAAAATGTTTTGTAAAGATAGCAAGGAGTGGAAAAAATGAAACTCTATAATAAAATACAAGAACTCATTACTGAAATCGAAACGCTCAAACAAAAAAATAATGAAGTGCTAGGATTAGCGAGAAACGAATTAAGCGAGCTAGTCAATAATAAATCTAATGAAAACTTAGAAAGCTTAAAAAACACATTTCAAGGCTATTTAAACGACCAATTGATAGAGATGCCTTTAATTATAAAAAAAAATGTTAAAGAGCTTGTCAATAAGGAAGCGCTGAATAAAGAAATACGCAACGAACTAATAAGCCAATTTGACAAGCAAGAAATAACAAACGCCCTAAAGCAAGAACTAAAAAACGAGATTAAAAGCGAATTGAATAATATTTTAGATAATAGCGAACTAAAAAGCGAACTACAACAGGCTAAAAATAAAATTGTAAGCGAAACCACGAACGAAACCACAAACGCGCTAACGAGCAAGATTTTAGGGATTTTAGAAAAGAAATTAGACACTATCACTATAAGCGTGATTAAGAATTTAGATTTTAGTTTTCTAGCAGCGCAACCTAAAGCCTTTTATAGCGTGATCAACGAGAATTTAAAGGAAATGTTTTTAAAAGAGCTTGAAAGCGAGTTTTTAAAGAAATATATTAAAGAAGTTATTGATAACGCTTTAAAAGAAGCTGAGAAACTCAAAGCGTTAAAGATAGCGGAATTAAAAGCGTTATGTTATTTGCAGGTTATGTTTGAAAGCCACAAGGTGCAATTATTGCAAAACGCTTTAATGATTGAAGCCGATATTATGAATAATAGGATGAAAATAGAAAACGAGATCGCTTACAATTTGAAGCGTAAAGAATTAATAGCAGAAGGCAAGCTAGAAGATGAAGCGTTTAAAAAAAACATTTTTAAAGTGATTTGAAGAAAGGAAAAGACATGGACGAAAAATTAGAAAGCGAAATTTTTGAAGAGCGATTGAATAGCCTTTACAAACCGATTAAACAAACGCAAAACACGAACGAAAGCGGAAATAAAACTAATCAAGGTTTAGCTAATCGAGGTTTAGAACAATTAGCGAGCGCACCACAGAACCTAAAAGAACAAGAAGCTAATGACCCGTCTTATTTATCTACCGGGATCGCTTATTTGGACGATAAGATCAAAAATAGAAACATCACGGCGTTTGATTATTACATGGCTAAAAAGTTTTTAGGAATGGATTTGAATGTCAATTTAAACGGGAACTTGAACATTAAGAGCGAAAATCAAACAAAAGTAAAAAATCTAACGAGCGCTACAAATAAAATTTTTAACGGGATAAAAGCATTAAATCTAGGCGATAGACTGATCCAAAAAGCGCAAGATAACAGCGGGATTTTTAGCGCGCTTAAAAGGCTTGCTAATGAAAAAACTAACGGGCTTTACAGTTTAAATAGTGATGAAGCAGAGACCATGAACGCCTTAAAAAA